CGGTCCGGATCTCTCCCTCGGGCACCCTTCGGGTCGAACCGGCTCCGGGATCGGCCGCCAGGAAACGGCAGGATCCGCCGGCGGCCGGCCGCCGGCTGTCTGACCCGGGACCGTTCGGACCGGTGCGACAGTGACCGATGCGACCCGGGCGCCGGGCACCTCGAGCCGGCTCGAGCCGGCGGTGACCCTCGAGGGTGCCGGGTCGGCGGGTCCGGCGGTGTGCGAGTGTCGCTCGTGGTGGGTGGTGGCCGGCTCCGGGTCGCCGCTGTCGCCGCTTGGGTGGCATGCGTACCGGTTCCACCTCGGCGCCGGTCACTCGATCCGGTTGCCGGGCGGTGCGGCGGTTCCTCCGGTGCAGCTCGGTCTCGAGGCGGGACCGTGACCGCTGCCGATGCGCTCACTTGCGAAGGTGCGCTCGTGTCGGCGGTCGGGTTCGCACCGTGGCTCGATCCGGACGGGATCGACGCTGCGGCGATCACCGAGGCTCGGCTAGTGGCACGGCAGCTCGATGCGTTGTTGGCGCCGGCGGCTCGACCCGGTGCCGATACCCTGTTCCCGACTGGCGGCGGCGCCGACACGGCGGCGGGCGCCGGCAAGGTTGGGTTTCTGTCTAATTCGCTGCTGGCGATCCTGGCGCAGCTCGGTTTGACTCCGCAGGGTCGGGCGCAGCTCGGCATAGAGTCCGGTGGGGATGACGGCTCCGATCTACTTGGGCAGCTCCGGGCGATCACCGCTCGAGACCAAACGGCCGACGGTTAGCAGCCGGGCGGTCACTGATCCGGCGCTGTGCCGGTTGCCGACTATGGCGCCGGCGCTCGAGCTGGCGTTCGGTCTGCTCAATCCCGGCGGCGACGTGTCGCTGCTTTCGTGGCAACGGTACGTGGCCGAGGTGTCGCTGCGGATCCGACCATCGGGGCAATGGGTCCATGATGAGATCGGCATCGTGCTCTCGAGGCAAAACGGCAAGACGCAGGGGTTCGCTGAGCCGAGGATCCTCGGCGGTCTGTTGGCTCTCGATGATCGGATAGCTCACGCTGCGCAGGACCGGGAGCTACCTCGGCGCACGTTCCTGCGGCTCGCTGAGATCCTCGAGGATCCTCCGCTCTCGAGGCTGGTTCGCCGGATCGCTTATGGCTCCGGGAAAGAAGCGATCGATATGCGGGGCGGCGGCATGTATCGGCTGCTCTCGTCACGGCCGGCATCAACTAGGGGTCTCGAGGCGATCTCGCTCGTGGTGATCGATGAGTTCCTCGAGGCTCGGGATTACCGCATGCTGCAAGCGATCCTCCCGACGCAGCTCATGGCGAAACGGCGCCAAACCCTGTACCTGACAACGGCCGGGCATGCCTGGTCGGTGCCGCTGCATGACCTTCGGAAACGGGCGCTCGAGCCGGACGCTAGGGACGGTCTCGCATATCTCGAGTGGAGCACCGACCCGGGCACCGACCCGGATGATCCGAGCCAGTGGGGCCGGGCGAATCCGGCGCTCGGTGAAGCTTTGACCCTCGAGGCGCTCGAGCAGCTCCGGGCACGTGTGCCGGAGGCGGTGTGGCGGCAGGAACAGCTCGGACAGTTCGTGCATGTGGTGGCGGCTCACGCTTTCGATCTCGACGCATGGGAACGGGCCACGGTGCCCGAGCTGCCGGCGCCGGCCGGGGCGCCGGTGTCGGTCGGGGTGGTGCTCGACCCTTCCGGGCGGCACGGTGCAGCGGTGGCGTCGTGGCCGATCGGCGCCGGCCGGCATGCTCTCGAGCTGATCGCATACCCCACCGGGTCGCCGCTGATCGACGTCGCCGGGTTCGCTGATACCGTCGCCGGGTTCGTCCGGGATCATCCGAGCCGGCTGCCGGTCTCGTTCGATCCGTGGACTACTCGGGACGTTGCCGATCGGCTCGAGGCGCAGGGGATCCCGACCGAGCCGGTCACCGGCCGGGAATGGGTCAATGCGTGCGGGCACCTCGTCGCTGAGGTGGCAGCCGGCAGGGTGGCGCACCTCGGGCGGGATACGCTGAGCGGGCAGATCGAGGCGACGGGCCGGCATGAGTCAACCGAGGGTCGATGGTGGTTCTCTGCCGGGGAAGTGCCGGTTCCGGCGGTGTTCGCTGCGACCCGGGCGCTGTGGGTGGCGACCCGGCCGGCGCCGACGCTGCACGTGTTCTAGATCGGCCGACTCTGGGGTAGGTTGGGCAAGGTGCCGGGGCAGCGGGTCGGCTCACTCTCCCCAACGTCGATCCGGTCCGCTGCCACCGGCGGTTACCAAGCTAGAGACCCACCCTCGAGGGCCGAGGGTGGGTCTCTCTTGGCTCGAGGGTCCAGGGGCCAGGGGGTCGACCCTCGAGATCTCCCGGATCGCAGCCGGCCGGGATGGGGTGGCCGATCACCGCAGCGTGCCCGGAGACCGCATCAGCTCACCGCTAACGGGCTGCTTAGTGCGGTCCGGTATCGGACACTGGCCGGGCACCCTCGAGCCGTTAGATCGCCGCTGAGCGGCTCAACGGTCGAGCTCGTGGGCCAGTTGACATCGGTAGGGTGAGTTGACTAGGGTGCCCGGCTGTAGTTCGGCGTTCGACGCATGGGGAGAGTGCGTTTGCCTCGCTGGCTGGATCGGCTGCATGGGGAGAGTGCAGACCGGGCGCCCGGGTCGCCGGGGGTCCGGCACCGGGCGCTCGATCGAGTCACCCCGGAGGCGTTCCCGATCGAGGCGCAGTTCGCCGCTGTGATGGGTCACCTCGGCGGCCGGTCACTAAACGGGGCGGTCGAACGTGCCCGGGCGCTGATCCCGTCGATCGTGGCGCAGCTCTCACTCGTGACCTATTTCGAGGGTCGGCCGGCGCAACCTCGGTCACCGGTCGCTGCCCGGCCGGACCCGTTCGCCACACCGTACGATTTCGTGCATGAGTCCATAGCGTCACTGGTCGACACCGGTGATGCCTTCTGGCGGCTCACCGCCGATATCGACGGGCATCCGACCGTAGCGACCGTGCTCGAGCCGGCCGAAGTGCATGTCTCTTGGAATGAGAACCGGACCCGGCGCCGGTACTCGTGGCGGGATCTCGAGCTGGAACCGGGGCGGGACATTGCTCATATTCGGCTGTCACCGAGGGTCGGTGAGCTGCGGGGTTCGACGTGGCGTGACTCGCCGGCGTTGGCGTCACTACTCGCCGCTGATGCGTATGCGGTGGCGGTGTATCAAGCGGGCGGGATACCGCCGGCGGTGCTCGAAACCGACCAAGCTCTGACGGCTGCGGAGGCGGGTCGGTTGCGGGAGGAATGGGTGACCGCCCGGCGGACTAATCCCGGGGCGCCCGGTGTCACCCCGTACGGTCTGCGTTACCGCCCGATTCAGCTCACCCCGGCCGAGGCGCAACTACTCGAGACCCGGCGCTACGGGGTGACCGAGGTTGCTCGACTCGCCGGGATCCCGGGCGCTCTGCTACTCGCTGAGCTGTCCGGTTCGTCACTCACCTATCAGAACGTGGCGCAGGTCAAGCTCGAGTTCGCCTCGGTGACGTTGGCGCCGATGTACTTGGCGCCGGTCGAGGCGGCTTTCTCGGATCTATTGCCTCGAGGGTGGGCGGTCCGGTTCGACCTTGATGAGCTGTTCCGAGCCGATATGCCGACCCGGTGGGAAACGTGGAAGCTCGGGGTCGAGGGCGGTTGGGTGTCGATCTCCGAGGTGCGGGCATCCGAGGGTCTCGGCGGTCCGGCGCCGATCACCGCACCGGCACCGCCGAGGGCCACCGTGCCCGACCCGTACCTCGAGGTGCCAACGTGACCGGCCGGCTCGAGGCGCTCGAGGATCGGCAGCCGTCCGGCTTCGAGGGCACCCTGCTCGAGCCGGCCGGGCACCTCGAGCTGCGCACCGAAGGCGAGCACCGGGAGCTGATCGGCCGGCTCGTACCGTACGGGGTGACGATCCCGGCCGGCGGGCACCGGGAACGGTTCGAGCCGGGTGCGTTCGCTGATGCGGTGGCGCACCCTCGACGGGTCCGGCTGTACCTCGAGCACCCACCCTCGGCACGGTCTCGACCCGGTGACCCGGCAGCGGTGGGGCGCCCGGTGCCGGTCGGCGCAGCGGTCGAGGTCACCGAGCGGGCGGACGGTCTCTACGGCCGGTTCCGGGTCGCTGCCACCGCTGCCGGTGATGAGCTGCTCGAGCTGGTGCGCTCGGGGATCCTCACTGATCTGTCGATCGGTTACGCCCCGATGCCCGGAGGTGCCCGGCGGGGCGCCGATGGTGCCGAGGTGATCACCGCTGCCTATCTCGACCATGCCGCTGTTACCGCTGTCGGGGCGTACCCCGATGCGGTGGTGCTCGCTGTCCGTACCGCTCTGCCCGAATCCGACTCGACCGATGGGAGACCGACCATGCCCGAATCTGCAGCCGCCATCCTCGAGCCGGCGGTGACCGATCCGCCGACACCGCCCGATCCGCCGGCACCGGCTGATCCGGACACCCCGGATCTGCCCGAGCTGCGTCACCGCATGGGCACCCTCGAGGACACCGTGCGACGGTATATCGCCGGGTCGGCGCCGGCACCCTCGGCGCCGGTGCTGTCACCGCTCGACTGGTTCCGGGCCGAGATCCGGGCGCTGCACCAAAGGGATCCGTCCCAACGGCTCAACCTGCGGGCGCTCGCTGACGTGACCGGGGAGCTTGGCGGCACCGGTGATATGTCCGGGTTCGTGGTCGAGCACCTCCTGGGCGAGCAGCTCGTCTCGGTGCTCGACACTCGCCGGCCGCTGTTCGCTTCGCTCGGGCCGATCAGCATGCCGGCGTCGGGGTTTGTGCGGATCCCGACCATCACCCAGCACGTGCTCGTCGCCAAGCGAACCGGGCAGAAAGACCCGGCCAACACTCGAGCGATGGTGACGACGACCGCACCGTTCGAGGCGCAATGGTTCGATGGTGCGGTCGATGTGGCGCTCGAATGGATCGCCACCGCCGAACCGGCCGGTATCGAGCTGGTCTGGGATGATCTGCTCTCGAGCTACGCAGAGGCCACCGAGGCGTACGCTGCCGAGGTGCTCGGCGCTGCCGGGGTGGCGGTCGGGGTGCTGCCGGTGGCCGATTTCGAGGCGTTCGCAACTGCCATTGCGACCCAATCGATCGAGGTCCGGAAGGCAACCGGGCAGCCGGCCGACTACCTGGCGGTGCCCGATGCGTTGTGGCCGGCGGTGATCGCTCTGTCCGACTCGACGGGTCGGCGCATGTTCGCTCCGGTGGGGCCGAGCAATGCGGAGGGTCCGGGTGCCGGGGTCACCGCTGCCGAGCTGACCATGAGCGGCGGGTTCCGCATCTTCAATTCGGCGGGTCTCACCAATCCGATCCTGAGCAATGCCCGGGCAGCGGTCGGTGTCGACGGTGGACCCTCGAGGGTCGAGGCGTACAACGTCGAGCTGATGGGCCGGGACATCGGCATCATCGGTCGGTCGCTTGTCGTGGCTCGGATCCCGGCCGGGATCCGTGAGTTCGTGGCACCGGCCGGCCGGGCACGTAGCTCGGAATAGGGCGGCGGGAGGCGATCGGCTCCGGGCATGGGTACGTGGCCTGACACCGATGATCTGAGGGTCGCTCTCGGTCTCGAGCCGGGCGCTACACCGGGTCTCGAGGTCACGTTTCAACAGGCGGTGACCGCTGCCCGGGACCAGGTGATCACCGATACCGGGGCCGAGATCCTCGAGGATGAGGTGCCCGAGGCGTTGTTCTTCGCTGCCCGGTATCTGGCGGTGCAGGCGATCCGATCGGTCGATGCACCGTTCGGTATCGCCGGCATGGTCGATATCGGTGCGCTGTACGTGGCTCGGGATAACCCGATCTATGTGCGGTTCCTGCGGGGCTACCGGCACCAATTCGGGACCGGGTGATGCTGTGGCTCGAGGTGGCCGAGGCGATTCGCCGGGCAGCGACCGACTCGGGCGCCGATGCGTCACCCCTGGCGGTGTCGGTGTATGCCGAACCGACCCGGACCCTCCCGGCCGGCCGGGCGATAGTGATCACCGCCGGGGCACCGTGGCTCGAGGCGTCGGGGGTGTTCGGCGGTGCGGGGCACCGGCTCCGGGCGGTGTGCGTGGTGCCGGCATCGACCGACGATCGGTTGGGGTCGCTTTACCGGCTGGTGCAGCTCGTGATCGCCGGTCTCGAGCACCTCGAGGCGGTGGGGTGGCAGACGGTCGAGCAGCCGGTGGTGCTGTCGCTGCCCGATGGGGTCGAGATCCTCGCCGCAACGGTCAACCTATCGGCGGCTGCCGACCCGGCAGCCTTCTCTAGTGAATGAGGTGATGTGATGGTGAGCGGACCGATCGTGTTGCAGCGTCCGGTTGCGACCCTCGAGGTTGCCGGTGAGACACCGGGCACCCCGGTCGACGTGTCGTGTTGGGTCGCTCGAGCGGAGATCTCCCCATCGACCGACACCGCCGATCTGGCGACGTTCTGCAATCCCGGCGGGCAGGCTGAGGGTGTCACCACGTGGGAGGTGTCGATAGACTGGAAAACCTCTCACGACTCGGTCGCCGGTGATGATCTCTACGGGGTGCTGTCGCCGCTGGTCGGCTCCGACGTGGTGCTGACGCTCATGGTGTCGGCGGCATCAGCGAAGGCGTGGCAAGGCACCATCGGTCTGCCGGTCAATCCCGGTCTAGCCGGCTCATGGGAACCGGGTTCACCGATCGAGGCATCGACAACGCATGCTCTCCGCTCGACACCGGCGATCGTCGCCGCACCGGTGACCCTCGAGACCGCCGGCACCGAGGACACCTCGAGCAGCTCGAGCACCTCGAGCCGCTCCAAGCGGTCCACCGAGGCGGAGGCGGTGCCGGCGTGACGGCTAACGCATACACCGCCCGACAGGTGGCGTGGGGTGATCTGATCGACGTGGAACGCAGGCTCGGTGTCGATGCGTTCGAGCAGCATCCTCAAGAGGCGATAGCGATCGTGGCGTGGCGGTGCTCGGGCACCTCGGTCGGTCTCGATGATTGGTTGGCCGAGGTGGCACCCTCCGAGATCGGCGCCCGGATCAAGGCATGCACCGAGCAGCTCGAGGCGGTCGAGTCCGAGGGTGACGACACCGACCCTTTTCTGAGCGGGAGCAGCTCTGGCAGCTCGCCGGCTTCTGCCGCTTCTGGCGCATGACACCGACCGAGGCGACGACGCTACCGCTCGAGGTGGTGGCGGTGTTCTCGGCGTATATGGTGCGTGAGCAGCGGGAGATCAAGCGGGCCGCTCGTGCCCGGCACCGGGGCCGGTGACCGATGCCGACCGCCACCGCCGAGGGTCTCCATATCTCCAATCTCAACGCTGCGCTGCGGGCGCTCTCCCGGATCGATAAGAACCTCTCGGGTGAGCTGCGGGACGCATCAACCGAGATAGCCGACCATGTGTTGACCGCTGCCCGGTCGAGGGCGCAGGGTCGCCGGGCGCAGGCGGTCGCCGGCTCGATGCGGGTCCGGCGTGACCGGATCCCGTCGATCGCCGCCGGCGGCTCTGTGCCGGTGCAGCTCACCGGCCGGTCGGTGCCGGCGGGGGCGGTGTTCTGGGGCACCGAGTTCGGTGGCACGTATCAGACGCAGTTTGAGCCGCACCGGGGCCGCTCCGGCT